CCCCTTAGGAGGCCCTCCCGGTGCTTAGTCTGGTTTATACCAGTTGCACCGTCTAGCTCTTGCTACTAGTAGGGTGATCCCCGAAACTAGTAAGAATTAGATCACTACCGTAGGGAGGACATGATGCCGATTGTAACTCAAACACGTACCCTCGATGGAGGGACGTGGTATCGGAAAGCCCAGTGGACTCTTAATGGAGTCAAACAGGCTACCGAACGAGCTGCAAACGACATCAGTGGTAGTCAAACCACTACTTCATATCGTTCATTCAAACGAGATGAAGGAGCGGAAGACTACAATCGGATGACGGGAGAAGAGCTTGCCCATCAAATACCTGTCGATTACAAGACAAGGTATGACAATGGACATGATTTCTTCACGACGAAACAGTGGTTCCAGACCGTCTTCACTGATGTGAAGCTGGTAAACCCGAGTTATAACAACCCGGCAACTGGAACTCCTGGTCTTCTGGAATACTTTGGCCCTATGAGGCCTCAGTCATTTCAGATCCCGCTCTACCCTACCAATACCCTTCCCACCAACGGCCAGTTGGATGTGAAGGGAGCTAAGCTAATTGGTATGGTAGCTCCGACGGCTAGTGAAGCCGCAGCGTCAGTGTTTCTGGGAGAATTGAGGGCGGATGGTCTGCCCAAAATTCCACAGCTCCAAGCTTGGAAGGCTAAGATTCAACATCTTCCTGAAAAGGAAAGTGAAGAATACATAAACCTTCAGTTTGGAGTCAAGCCGTTTATTAACGACTTGAAACAGATGTCGCAGGCTGTTCTCCACACATGTAAAATGTGGAAACAGCTTCGCCGTGATAGCGATCGCGTTATCAGGCGTAAGGCTTCTCTATCCGAGGTGGTTACTATTGTAGATCAGGGAACGGATAACACGTCTCAAGGTTTTCTCGGCTTACCGAGAATGAACCTTCAGACTCCGCCCCCGATGTTCAGTAGTATCCCGCCGCAACGAGTTCTGGATACTGTTTCACAACAGTATTCATTTTCCGGAGCTTTTACATATCATCTTTCCGAGGCAACATCGTTCCTCGGAAAACTTGATATGTATGAGGAGCAGGCTAACCACCTGCTTGGTACCGAGATTGATCTCGAGACCCTCTGGAATCTGACTCGTTGGTCCTGGCTGGTTGATTGGTTTGTCGATATTGGAAGTTTTCTTCACAATGTCGACCTACTCCATCAAGACAGCCTAGCGTTGCGATACGGGTATGTCATGTGTCATTCAAAGACGACACGTACCCGATCTATCCTTGGACTGGTTCCCATCGGAGCCTGTTCAACGGTATCGACTGTCAGCGAGGCTATTGTTGAAGCCAAGCAACGACGTCGAGCAACACCCTACGGATTTGGTCTCAACACTGGTGCCTTTTCGGACCAGCGTTGGGCCATCTTAGGAGCTCTGGGTTTGACCAGAGCTCCAAAGGCACTTAGGCGAAACGAGTAATCCTCGTTGCTTAAGTGTACAGGGATGCCACAACCGTGGCGTTCCTCCTTTTACTGCAAGGAACGTTGCTATGGCATTTGCAGATCCTCAGTCCGTAACAATTTCCGGCGTGAACGGTGGTGCGGCTCTAAGCCTGCCCCGTACATCTAGTGGGCCATCTGCTGGGGAATTTACCTCAGCAGACGGACTCATCAAGATGACCGTTTCTCATCGCTATAACAAGCGATACGGTCGCGTCGTGAAGTTGACGCAGCAGAAGCTTTCTGCTGACCCGCTCAACCCTTCGGTGAACACGAACAAAATCCAAAGTGTTTGGATGGCGTTCGATGTTCCTCCGGTGGGTTTCACGGTCACGGAGAGCAAGGCAATCGGAGATGCGCTTGTTGCGTATCTCGCTGCCTCAACTGGTGCGAAGATCACCCAGCTTCTGGGTGGTGAGAGCTAACGGAGCCTCTCACCTGCATCGTCATGGCTAAGGATCGTTAACCCCCTTTATCTAGGAGGAACGATGAAAAGCCTGATGACGCTCCTGCAGTTAGTCCTTAGTGATCTAGGGGCTAGATGCGGTACAAGCACCACTCTGGATTTTAAAACAATCCAGAGTCGATATGAACACGAATCGCTATCGTTTCTTACGATAACGATGCCGAAATTTGGAAAAGACTTCGAAAAAAGTCTTGACCAAGGTTTCGTCGGTCACGACCAGTTTGCCGGTTTCCGGCGGTCTGGCGGTCTCCCCCGATTTCTCGGAGGTTTCCTTGACCTTGTGTTCGATCGAGGTAGTGCTCGGCTGCTTGAATTTCCTTCGCAAGATGCGATCTTTGCTATACGTCAGATTACTCTGATGTACAAAAAGATCGAAGTCGCGTGTGCTCCTCACCGGAGGACAGCGGCGTTTGCGAATTATCTTCAAGTAGAGCAGGATATCCGCCTGACCGATAAAGAGCTAATCAGCTCTAAATCGGATTTGATCCGCTCCTTTGAGCGGATCGGCTCCTTGCTCTGGGCAGAGTTTTTCTCTGCGGTAGACGGCCGTATCTACAACGATGCGGTCGTTCCAAAGCATGGACCAGGTGCCACTGCTGATAAGCTTCGCGGCAACGCGAAGTATAATCAGCCCGCGTGGACCCGTCGTTTGGAAGAGGTATTCCCATCTTGGGTATACCTTATCCCAAACCCCCGCCCCATATTCATGGAGTGGGTAGACGAGGTGAAAATCCTGGACCCACGGGATGAGATAGCTGTAAAAGTTATCTCCGTCCCTAAGACGCTGAAGACTCCACGAATCATCGCCGTTGAACCCACTGGTATGCAATATATGCAACAGGGGGTTCTCTCGGTGATGATGGAAGAGATTCCTAGCTTTAACCAAACTAGGAATTTCGTAATGTTTGAACGGCAAGAGCCAAACCAACGGCTCGCGCTGGAGGGCTCCCTCTCGGGAGCTCTCGCCACACTGGATCTCAGTGAGGCTTCGGACAGAGTCTCCAATCAGCATGTACGCTCCTTGTTGCGTAACCACAGGCATCTTCGCCATGCGGTAGATGCAACAAGGTCACGGAAGGCTGATGTGCCTTGCGAGTTTGATAGGGAGGGAACTCCCATCAAATACCGGACTATCCGGCTCGCAAAGTTCGCGTCGATGGGCTCGGCTCTTTGCTTTCCTTTCGAAGCGATGGTATTCATTACCATCATGTTCGTAGGAATAGAAAAGAGCCTCAGCCGACACTTGACCATGAAGGACATCGAATCCTTCTATGGCCGGGTGCGCGCCTACGGAGACGATTTAATCGTCCCCGTAGAGCATGTACTACCTGTAATTGAGGCCCTTGAAGCTTTTGGGCTCAAGGTGAACCGCGATAAGTCTTTCTGGACTGGTAAGTTCAGAGAGTCTTGCGGTAAGGATTACTACGCTGGTAAGGACGTTACAGTCACTTACGTACGTAGAAACCTTCCTCGAAACAGGCTGCAAGCGAGAGAGTTGGTTTCAACAGTAGCACTTCGCAACCAGCTATACCATGCTGGGTTCGAAACTGCTGTTGATTGGCTCGACGATAGGATCAGGAAACTGATTCCCTTCCCCATCGTTGAACCAACTTCAACTCTCTTGGGTAGGTGGGATTGGGGCCCTTATGAGTCCCAGTATACCCACCCCCATCTTCACACCCCTATGGTTAAGGGGGCGATGATGGTGGCTACACCTAGAGTATCTAAACTCGATGGTGTAGGTGCCCTGCAGAAGTTCCTTCTGCGAGCAAATCAGATGGAGGGAGTGCGCCTCTCCTGGGGCGGCACTGCTATCCCTCGAGATGATGACCCCTATGAGGGCATCATCCACCCATCCCTGCGAGTGCAGGAATGGCAACCGTGGCTGAGGAATCAGCCATGGAACATCGATTTTGCTACGTCAGGAGAGGACCACCTGCGGTTTGCAGGACGTCCCGATTCCGTCCGCATCAAAATCGGAAGTGCCCCACCCTATTAAGGGGTGGGGGCGGGCTTGTGCCCGCGTGGGAGACTCTAGGCGGTCTCTTCCAGAGACTCTCTAGAATCTTTGG